TTATGCAAATAGAAAACCACCATCTAGCAATGGTAGTGGTCGTGTTCTGGGTAATAATCATTAGGCTTCTAGTTGACATCCTCAGCCATATAGAGAAAAAAGTAAAAGTGTGTGACAGGTGCCACGGAGCAGGAGAGCACCGAAAGCCGTACAGTATCGACGAGATAACCCCTTGCGAAAAGTGCAGACCTAAGGAGCACCTATCCTCGCTAAAATCTACCTAAATTTCAAACCCGCCCTACCTAAAAGGCGGGTTTTTTCGTACGTAAAACGTAAACAATAATAAACAATAACTTTTTATTTTATCAGGCGTCGAGGCAGATTTGAGGCAGGCGTAAACAATAATATACAATAATAAACAATCATTATTTACGCTACCCCGCCAATAATGGCAAGGCTTAAGCCCTTGTGTAAACAATGTAAACAGTAGTAACCTATAAACTATAAAAATATAATAATATAGAGTATAAACCTACATAATATATGTATAAACGCGTAAAACACGTATATACACGGGGGAAAGTGTGAACAATTGTATATCTTGTTTACATTGTTTACGTTTTCGCCTTAAAGCCTTTAGAATAGGGGGCTAACAGAGTAAACAAAGGCAAAAATCATTGTTTACGCGTAAAAGTGTGCCACTTAGTTGCTTTTAGTATTGAAATACTTGTATCTTTGAAGCCTAATTACGCACGATATGAGCAGAACAGCCTTAGAGATCGAAACCATCTTCAAAAAGATACTGAAAGGCATCGAGGACGGTACGCCGTTAAGACAGATTATCAAAGCAACACCAAGGCTTAGCTCCGCAACGTTCTACAAATGGTTAGAAGAGAGCACGGCACGGCAAAAACGGTACGCCCGCGCGAAAGAATTAGCCGCCGAGGCTCTTTATGACGAAATGCTCGACATCGCACGCACACCCGTAGAGGCTATCGAAACAACCGAGACGCCGCAGGGGGTTATAATAAAAACCGCAGACGCTTTAGGGCACAGACGCCTGTTAATCGATACGATCAAATGGCGATTAGGTAAAGAACGCCCAGAGAAGTACGGCGATAAGCTGGACGTCACTAGTGGCAATAAGCCCCTAACCGCTCCGCCGATCATCGGAATGGTTATTAAAAACGAAATCCCTGCAGATGAGCCAAGCGACGACGATCTGCTTTAACACCCGAGGCAACGATAAACAGCTCGAGGTAGCTAAGTATTGGCTGGACGACCAAACCAGCGATATAGGCTATGGCGGTTCGAAAGGATCGGGCAAGTCCTACCTCGGCGCCTCACTTATTTTCGGCGATGCGCTGATCTATCCCGAGACTCACTACTTTATCGCCCGTAAGAAGCTCAACGACTTGCGGAAGTATACCCAGCCGACTATCAAAGAGGTTTTGACCGATTGGGGGCTCGACGAGAGATACTACTCATTCAACGGACAGGATAACTACTACACGCTATACAACGGCTCGAAAGTCTTTTTAATCGAAGCGGCGCACCTGCCAACGGATCCGGAGTACGAGAGGTTCGGATCTATCCAAATGACACGGGGCTGGATCGAAGAGGCGGGAGAGATAAGCCCAAAGGCTAAGGCGATGCTACAGGGAACTATTGGGCGATGGAAAAATGACTTCTACAACCTACCGGGCAAACTGCTGGTAACTCTTAACCCGTCAAAGAATTTCGTTTACGAGGACTACTACCTCGCTAAAAAGGAAAACCGCTTGCCCGAGTATCGAAAGTTCGTCCAGGCTCTGCCGACTGACAACAAGATGCTGCCTAAAAACTATATCCGTGACCTTATGCGAGCGCTTAAAGGCGACGAAAAGAGTATTAAGCGTTTAGTTTATGGCGATTGGGAGTACGACGATAACCCATATAGCCTTTACGAATATGATTTTATCTGCAATTTATTCACAAACAGCCACGTGCCCGTTAGCGACAAGCGCTATCTGTCCGCCGATATAGCCTATATGGGCGCCGATATTTTCGTTATCCTCTTCTGGGAGGGCTTTCGGGTTAAGAAAGTCTACGGCATCGACAAGATCGACGAAACGGCTATCGGCACAAAGCTTAAAGAGCTGGCAGAGCTTCACGGCGTCCCGTATTCGAATATCGTCTACGACGCGGACGGTCTGCGCAAGTTCACGGCTAACAGCCTGAGCAAGCTAACCGCGGCAAAGCCTTTCGTTAACAACTCAGCGCCGTTAAAAGACAAAAATTATAAGAACCTCAAAACCGAATGCGCGTTTCTGCTTAAAGAATACCTAGAGAAAGGCCTTATTTTCATAGAAGACTTAACTTTCAAAAAGCAAATAATGGCAGACCTAGAGCAGATATGCCGAGAGCCTACCGACGACGAGGGCAAGATCAAACTCGAGAGCAAAAAGAAGCTCAAAGAGCGCACAGGACGCTCGCCTGACTGGTTCGACGCCCTGCTTATGCGGATGTTTTTCGAATTAAAGCCCTCAGGCGGTTGGGGGTAAAGATTAATTTCGTATCTTAGCGCCTCGCTACAACTAACTTTTAAAGCCCCTTTGTTTGTAGCGAGCATTGGGGCTTAACTTTTTTTATTATGACTCTGATTTTAAGCAGCACAACACACGAGACGGCGCGATATACGGATGTTTCACGGATAAAGAAAGGGCGCAGAGGTACATAGTAGCCTGCGGCTCCAATTTTGTAGTTAAAAAACTTAAAGTGTATAAAGGCAAATGAAACGCACAACCGATAAAATAATACTCGCTAACGAGGACTTTTACTGTAAGACGCTGAATATCGGCGTTACGGTCGACGACATTATGGCTGAGGTTAATGCGTTCGATTGGATGGAGCTAAAGCAGAAGCCTATCGGCGAAACGTACGCGGACTTTAAACGGCGCTTAGGCTTCCAGAACCCGAGGAGCGAATACTACAGCATACGCGAAAAGGCATTCGCCCACAAGTTCGAAAGGGCTATCGTTAATCTCAGCGCGTTAATCGAAGAGGTTAACAGCTCGTACAACTTCGGGAAAAAAGGGGGCATAAGCAACGCCGAGACAGACCGATACTATTATCTGAAATTCTGGGCGGATAAAAAGCATATAGCCGTAGACTATAACGAACAGGATTATAATAAAAGAAAACTATTTAACTTTTATACGATTCTTTTTGATATATTTGCATTAAAAGTCGATAACTTTAACGCCTTTCATAAGGCAAAATAACTGACGAACGTATGGAGTTTATAGCATTTATCGCAGGCGCAGCCTCTGGGCTTATTATAGGCGCAATAATCGCCTTAATCTTTTTGTTTAAGCAGTTTAATAGTTAAAACCTATGCCAATTTTAAAGCCTATAGACGAAACTTATAACTGCGTGGTAAACCCGCAGACCCCGGACGACTTGCTTAAGTACGTCCTCGGCACGTTTAACGATATGCTGTACATCGAAACGGATAACAACGGGTCGCAGTTACAACCTCAGGCCGATAAGTTTTTCGCGGTTAATCGCCTTTTAGCTTTCGGACCTGTGCAGACGACTGACAGCTCGAGAACAGCGAACAAGTACAGCCGTATGAGCTACGACTGCCTGCTGACAATAGCGAAGCCGTCAGACGCTCGCCAAGAGATTGAAAACACAGAGCTTACCAACGTGGGGCAGTTCGACGCGATAACGTCCCAGTTCTTAGGCATAGACTTCCCGAACACATTCCGCAAGTACTTCACGTGTTGCGGTCAAGAAATAACAGCGCCTAGGATCCGCCCCGTTTGGAACGTAAACACGTATATGCTCGGGACGAACTATACCGGCGTAGAGATAACATTCACTTTAACAATTTGACAGAATGGACGAGCGAGAAATAGACAAAAAGATACTAGAGAGCAGACGAGCTTTAGACCGAGAACTTGCTAGGATGAGAGGGCGTCTAGCGGCTACGGTATTAATAAGATGGTCTAAGATATTCCTATTTTGGTACGGGGTTTACTCTTTGCTAAAATGGGTTTTTTAGCAGTATGACACCGGGCGAAGCGGTACAGCTGGTAATAGTCGACAAGCTCAAACGGCTTATAGTCGAGAATGATATGGTCGCAACGCGGGCACTTCTGAACTCTGTGCGCTATGAAGAGAAGGAGAGTTTCGGGCAGTTGTCGTATGACATTATCGCGCTGGACTACATCGTCGGACTAGATGAGGGGGTCGCACCAGGCGAGACGCCAGTGCCTGATATCGCAGAGCTCGAAAAGTGGATAGCCGCAAAGGGGCTGCCTCTTAATCCTTACGCCGTTAGAAACTCGATTATCGCAAACGGTACAACGTGGTTTAGGCAGGGGGGCTCACACATCGTAACTGACACAATAAACCCCGAGGCTTTCGCCGAAATAATAGAACTCGCAAAGGACGATTTGCAAAATAAAATTAAACGCGAATGGCAATTACTTTTCAAAAACAACCGCTAAAATACTTCAACGTTAACGAGCCTGCAATCTTTGAGTTTGTGAGCGACGCGGATCTGGGCGTTAACCCGACCGACCTTGTGGCCGACTTGCTTTTAAAGTCTAACTACTCGGATCGCGAATACACCGTTAAAAACATTCTGCCTAAATACGAAAGCGGCGTTTTCCGTATCGACGTGTCGGGGTATCTTAAATCTTTGATGCTGGATAACTTCGAGTTCGACTTTAACTCGTCGAATAAGCAGTACACCGTAGAGTCGTACCAGGTTGGCGTAGCGATACATAGTGAGAACGGCGCGGACATTTTCGGCGATGAGTACGTATTTGACAGCGGTTATATTTTTGATACGACTTTCGTCTTTGCAGAACAAACGCCAAACGATAACACAGGCGAGGGTACGGAGTTTTTCCCAATAATGGGACAGAGCAAAGTCGCTCAGCCCGTAAAGGCGCAATACAACGAGGAGCTTAATAACATTTTAGCGCCTAAGTACGTTGAGTTCGCCGAGGGCTTCACTAATACGCTCAGCATATTTGTGCACGATAACACCGTAGGTCCTGGCGGATCCGTTTCGGTCGGCGGGGTAGCCTCGTCTATACCGCATACGCTCGGAGTCGCTGCGGCGATAATCTCGGACGCTCAAATCACTAAAATGTATCTGCCCGCTTTAATCACTACTTCGTTAAATAATCCAGCTATTCCCGTTTACGGCATCCGCTACAAAGAGGACGACTGCGAGAATACTTTACAGTTTAGGTACTTCACGTCTTACGGCGGGTATTGCTATTTTTTTGCACCCAAAGCGGGAACTACGGCGAACCGAGGTAAGAGCGATTTTATAAATAACGCATTTTATAACGCGCAGGAGCTAACCAGCGCCCAGCGTCAAAGAGAGGTCGAGTATAAAGAGACGTTACCGCTATCTGGCGTTAAGCAGCTGGAACTCGAGGAGGCTTTTAAGGAGCTTTTAGCTTCGCCTAAAGTTGAGGTACTTTTACCGAGAGGTTATACGGAGTGCGAAGTCTCGGGAAATATGAACTTAAGAAAGTTCGATTTCGAGTACAGCCTAAACGTGGCAGTCGCTAACCCTAAAGGCATCACATTATAATGGAAGAGCACTGGCTAGAGAAATACTACGCGGCGAAAAGCCTAGAGGCTAAGGCCGTTTATTTGGATAAATACCTAGAATGCTACTTTAGGGACAAAACGAGGTTTAAGAAATAAAAAATACTATGAGAGTAATTGAGCAAAAGCAGGCCCCCGTAAAAGAGACGCGAAAAACTTGCCATAAATGCAAAACTAAATTAGCGTACACAGCCGACGACGTAAAGCAAGACCGCGACGGTAAATATATAGAGTGTCCGAGCTGCGCAGCCTTTATCGGCGTGGGATAATTAGTTAAGATATGATAGAGATATACCGAAAAGGCTTTCGCCTAGACATTCCGCCTGAGCAAGTAGTCACGTTTAAAAAGGCGCAGAACCTTAACGGGATACAAGCCCGATATGCCTATTCGAATACGGTATCGGCAGAGCTTACGGCAAATAACCGTAAGCTTTTGGAGCTTTTCGACCTGCCTACAAGTAAGGCGAGCTCGTTAATGAACGGCTTTACGGTAGACGTAGTCCTTAACGGTTCAATACATTTGAAAAACCAGACTCTTAACATCCAAAAGGAAAATAAAAAGACCGTAGACCTATACTTGCTTTACGCCGATAACGCGTTAATCGTTAAGTTAAAAGAGCAGTATATGAACCTGATAACCTCGGACTTCTTATACAAAAAAAACATTGCGGATTTTAGCGCGTTTCACTATGGGACGACTTACCGCACGGCTTTTGTCGAAACGCAGGAAAAGAGCAGGCTTTACGTTGTTGAGGAAATGCCCGTACTATTGCAGATACAAAACTTAGTGCGCCGAATGTTTGAGACTAACGGCTACGGGGTTTATGGCGACTTTTTCTCGACGACTAATACTATCAAAGAATACTATATCGCGCCAAATCAGGGAGTTTACCAGGTTTACAGCGGGACGGGTCCGGGCTTTGCGCCTGCGTTCTCTTCCGATATTGATTTGTTTACGTTCTTTACCCAGACTATGCAGTTTTTTAACTGCTACGCGACAGTAGACGACACTTACAGGACCGTAACGATTAACCAATGGGCGAACCTCGGCACTTTTAAGACGGGATATATCGATTACTCTAAGTATTTCGCAGACTATAAAGACTTTGCTTTTCAGAGCAAACTCGCCAAAACTAATAAACTGACTTACGCAGACTCTGGCACGGCGTTTAACTCGTTTTTCTCCAATACGCTAAGCAGTCAGAAAGAGGCGACTTACCTTGCCTCGGGCTTCGGCGCGGGAACGTTAAACATTTTCGACGATTCAGAGGTCGACCCCGAGACGGGACTTATCGAGCTTAGACCCGACGGCGCTATAGGCGAAAGCTCTGCGATCCGTATAATGAAAATTAACGACGCAACGGCGGTAAACCTTATGTACGTAGCGGGTGCGCCCGTGAGTACTTCGGGGCCATCGGCTAAGCCTGTGAGTATGCGCGACGTGTACACGGAGTTCCACAAGGATTACACCGAGTTCATACTAACGCCGTTAATCCAGAACCTGACTTTTAGATACGACGCGATTCTGGCCGCTACGTTCTCAATGACTAGAGTCTTTTTTATCGAGCAGCAGTCCAGCTATTGGATCCCGTTAGAGCTAAACTTCTCTACTAAGAAAGACGAAATAACCGTTAAGGCTATGCTGATTAAGAAGAGAAAAATACCAGCGCCAATACTATACGATTTCAACTCTATAATTTTAGACTTTAAGGAAAAGGGCGTTTTCGCTTTGGAGAACCTGCTGGCGATGTACCCAATGCCTCCAAATCAATTTCCTATACAAGATTTAATAATTAAGAGCTACGACGATACTAAAAATAGGCTTTACATTAACGACGTGTTTATCCCGTCTGCGGGACTGCCTCAGGCTTTCCCACAAAATACGCTTTTGTCTATAAAGATCGAAGCCAATGCGCCGGGCGACGTTACGCCCGATACAAATACAAGCCCTATCTATATCCAGGTCGTTGACACTAACGGCGGGGTAAGTAACGAGGCGTTTATAAACGTGAAACACACAGGAGTCGCAAGGCTGGAAAGCAATTTTGTACAGCTGACCGAGTACGGCTATAACCGTGCAGGCTTCGACGAGGGGCACGTCTACGTAAGCCCGTGCAGTTGGGTTAATTTAGGATTGAAACCTGAGTTAAACAATACAATATCTAGCGCCGTTATGGTGGCCAGAGACGACGCGGCGGACGATACGTTTAATTTGGTTGTAGCCGCAGAGGAGTACGCCAACGTAAAGGTAAAAGTCCCTAAAGTTGATGTCTTTATGAGCACGGACAATAACGGTCTAGGCAGGGCTCAGGCTCGATGCAGGCTTGTGCTGTCTTTACCGTCTGGCGACGTGGTTATGGCCGAGACTTCGGTATCAAATAACAACTCAATGAGCGCGACGCTCTCGGGCGAGTACGTAATACCCGCTTACCACATAGGCGACAAAATAAGAGCATATCTGCAGTTCGATTTTGACAACACTAGGGGATCAAATCTGGGCAGTATGGACGTAATTTTAACGGTCAACAATATGAGCGTTATAGTATCAACAATTAAAACAGTATAAGGCTATGGCTGACGAAATAGTAATCGGTAAACTTATAATCGATAACAGCGAACTTAACAACGCTATGGCCTCGAGCAAAAAGGCTATTATCGATTTAGAAAACGAGCAGAAAAAACTTAAAAAAGACACTGAGGGGCTGAGCTCTGCCAATGAGCAGCAGCTACAGACTTTTATCGCCAACGAAACCGAGCTTAAAAAGCTCAAGGCGGAATATGCGGCGAACCAAAAAAGCGTGCTGGATTTGACTAAGGCGCAGACAGGGCTCGACGCCGCTCTGGCTAAGCAGGTAAAAACCGAAAAGGAGGCAATTGCTAACACGGCGGCCCTAAAATCAGCACGTCAGCAACTCGACGGGACAACCGTAGAGGGTTCGAAAGCTATCGCGGATATAAACACTAAGATTGACGCGAATAATAAACTGATCCGAGACAGCGGAAGTGCTCAGGAGAAAGCTGCAACGATCTCAGGGAACTACAGACAGGCGCTTTTTAGCGTCGACTCTGCGCTGGCACAGTTCGGAGTGAACGGCGAGCAGGCGCGCAACGTCGTTAAAGGCTTCGGCGAGGGCATAGTAGGCGCCGCGACAGGCGTCTCGAACTACACGAGTAAAGCCTCAGAGGCGGCACGCGCTACGCTAGGCTTTAAAACCGCCCAGCAAGCGGCAATCGAGAGCCAAGTAGTAGGCGCAACCGTAACCGAGGCGCAAGCCGTGGCAAACGTGGAGTTAGCGGCGAGCCAAGAGACGGCAGCAGTCGCGACCAACGTAAGCACGCTATCACTAAGAGGCTTTACGCTTGCTTTGGCTGCGACGGGCATAGGTATAGTCGTTATCGCCGTGGCGGCTCTTATTAGCTACCTCAGCAAATTGGATCCGGTACTCGATGCAATCGAACAGATAACCTCAGGAGTTGCAGCGGCGTTCAGTTCGTTAGGCAAAGCAATTGCAAACTTAGATTTTAGCAACCTTATCGGAGGTATGGAGGACGCCTATAGCGCAGCGGTTGCGCTTAAAGAGGCACAGCAGGAGCTTGCAGACCTACAACGGTCGCAGGAGGTAGCCAACGCAAAAGCCTCTCAGCAATACGACGAGCTTATATTGAAATCTAAAAACAGAACGCTTACCGAAAAGGAGAGAATCGCTTTTATAAACCAGGCTCAAAAGATAGAGGAGCAAAACTTCAAACAACGTGCGAGTTTAGCGCAGGCGGAACTCGACAACGCCATAGAGGCGGCTAGGATTAAAGGCGAACTTTCCGCGAAAGAGATTGCGAACCTTAGAGCTAATACTTTGGCTTATGGAAACTACCTGCTTAACACGGGTAAGATTACCGAGGAGCAACTAGAGGCGATTAAAAAAGCGGAGCTTGGCAAAATAGAAATACAAGCCGAGTCAACTAAGCGCCTAGAGAAATCACAAAACGCCGAGGACAAACTCGCGGACGACGCAGCGGCGAAAGCCAAAGAGCGCGCCGAGAAAAGAGCCGCCGCCGAGGATAAAGCTCAACAGGCGCGTCTTAAAAATGCGCAAAACGAAATCGACATTTTAAAAGCGCAGTCTGCTCAGCAGAACCTATCGACCGAGCAGCGTATCGCGAACGCCGAAAAGATTTTCGTCTTAGAGAACAAACTCGCCGAGCAAAGCCTTAAAGGCTCAGACCTGCAAAAGCAACAAATCGCTAACAGACAAGAGCTGTCTAGTACTATCCTGTCACTAGTCGACGAGCAGATCCAGAAAGAGAGCGACGCCCAAAAAGCGGCGTTTGAAAAACGAAAAGAGCTTACGCAAGAGCAGTTTAATTCAGAGGTGCAAAGCGCTACAGACTTAGCTCTCGCGCAAACGCTTTTACTAGACAAAAGACTGTTAAGCGAAAAGGCGTTCGCCGATGAGGTCGTTAAGATTAATGCTCTTAAAAATGAGAGCCTTACCATAGCGCAAACCAATTTCGACGAAGCCGAGAAAGTCCGAAAAGCTACAGAGTTGGAAAATACTCGAATGCTGGAAGAGGTGCAAAACGAGATACGTCTGCAGGACATCGCAGACCGCCACGCCTCTGAGACTGAAATCAAACAGGCGTTACTTGCTGAGAGCTACGCGCAGGAACTTATACAGCTACAGCAGAACCTCGACGCTAAGAAAATAAGTAACGAGGTTTACTTAGCCTCTTTGACGCTCGCAAACAAAAAGTATAACTCTGAGACGACCAAAAACGACAAGATTCTCGCGGCTCAAAAAAGAGCAAATAACGTCTCAATGGCGCAGGACAGTATATCTGCACTGCAAAACGTTTTCGGCGAGAGCAAAGCTCTGGCGGTTGCGGGCGCTTTGGTTAACACCTACCAAGGTATTGCGGCGGGCGTTTCGCTTGGGTGGCCTATGGCTATCCCTGCGGTATTATTCGCGGCGGCTTCCGGGTTCGCGGCCGTTAAGAATATCCTTAAAACGGATAAGAGCAGTACGTCGATAGACTCTAGCGCGGCGAGTACCGCTAAGCAGGCGACGACAACAGGCGCGGGCGCATTCGTTAACACGGCGCAGACTGAAACCATTGCGCGTGCGAGCGATACGCCGGTGCAAAATAACACCGTAGTAACCCCGCCCGTATTGATATTAGAAACTTTGCAGGAAAAACAAGAGCAGCACGCTATTAAAATCCAAAGTAATTAATTATCTTTACAGTCTACTTTATTATTTTAATTATCTCGCCTATGGTCTAACCTAAAAGAAAGGAGAAAACTAAATCTGGAAAAACCCTCAGCTTAACGGCGAGGGTTTTTTTTTATGGATAAAAAGTTTTTGATAGTTTTTAGCTATCATATTAAAAAATTATATACATTTGCTAAATGATAGATTTTATCAATGCGTTGACAAAGAGCATAAAAGGCAAACATACGCCAGAGAGCCGTCGCAGGTCTGAGATATGCGCGAAGTGCCCTCTTAAAGAAAAAAGATTTTACGCCGATTTTGTTAATGCCGAGATAAAAGACGTCGAGGGCTACGTCTGCACCTTATGCGCGTGCCCGATAGCAACGAAAGTATTTGCAACCGAACCCGAAAATATTTGCACAGAATGGTCGAGATAAATGTAGTAGGCGAGTTTAACGCCGCCCTAGAAAACAAGTTTAACAAAGACACAGCAAGCCTCAAAAAAGGCGATACGCTCCTAGCGCACATTACTAGTCAGGGCGGACACGTTGAGACGCTTAAACGTATGACTGCAAAAGTCTTAGAGCTAAAGCAAAGAGGCGTTACGTTCGTTACGCACGTTCCAGAGTATGCAAATAGCGCGGGATTTTTCTTTTTCCTTTTAGGGGACCACAGAGAAATAGCACCTAACGCCACAGTACACTACCACGCGCCGCGCGTTGAATTAGCGCCAGGCTTTAAGGGCACTAAAAATAATCTTACGGAAGTCCTTAACGACATCACGGCATACCAAGAATTTACGAACTCTATATTTCGCGCCTCTGTGGATATAAGCGACGATCTTTTCTCTTTGATAGAGAACAGCGAGCTGCCTATGAACAGAGGGCACTTAGTTTCACTCGGAATTATTAACTCAAATTAAATAACAATGGTAATTAAAACTAAATTTCTCGCCTCTTTGTTGACTAAATTAGGTCACGAGGTAAAAGCGGAATTAGTTATAGACGACTCTAACGGGGTGTCCTTAACTTTTCCCGAGATTTCGGACATCGCCGAAATCGCCGAGGGGGTCGCAGTTGATGCACCCGACGGTACTTATGTAATCGCTAACGAGACCGATACTATCACGATTGTGGTACTGTCTGGCGTAGTTACGTCTTACACGACCGAGGCAGTAGTAGCCGCCGAAGAGCCTGCGACCGAATTAGGTGCAGAAGTTGAGGCAGTACTAGAGGCAGTAGTAGAAGCGTACAACGGGCTTAACGCTAAGTTTGTAGCTTTAGAGACTGACCACAAAACGCTAAA